TTTGACTCAAGCTGCTATGCCATTATTAGTGCCTCAATCAGGAGTAGAAGAGGCTGATGAGTATGATGGTAAGATATCTAAGGTTCTTAAAACAGCAGCAAGAATAGCTGATCCTCTATCTTCAATACCTGTACTTGCACCTTATGCTAAGGCCACTGAGATGGTCTCTTGTGTAGGAGCAAATGTAGCTAAAATGTTTGGGTACTCCAAACCATGTTCTAGTGGTGACCCTGACAAGGTCTTAGTTCGTCCAATAGGAGATATGGCTACATGCATAGGTTCTGATACATGCATGAAACTTACCATTGATCCCAAGCAAGAAGTGTCTGTTGATAATCGCATATGTGGAACTTCAGGAGAAGACGATATGGTCATTAATAAAGTAGCGAATATATATTCGCTGGTCAAAATTATTCCATGGCGTACAACTGATGCTGTTGGAGACTTAGTTCAAACCATGTTGGTAGATCCAGGATTACTAGTAGGTTCATCAACTTCTGAATTTACTTGTACTGCAGTTGGTGGTATGTCAATGCCTTTCAAATATTGGAGTGGATCACTTGAATTTAAATTCGAAGTAATCGCCTCCAGTTATCATAGAGGTAGACTAGCTATAATATATGATCCAGTTCAAACGGTTACATCACATGAATACAACGTCAATTATCAAGAAGTTATAGATATTTCTGAAAATCGTTCTTTTAGTGTCAGGATATCAAATGCTCAGGATCGTTCTATTTTGACGTGTTTCAAACCCCGTCATACCACTTCATTTCCAGATTTTGGACCCATGGGAACTAATAATATCACTTTAGCTCATGTTCTCGCAGCAGATAATGTTGGGAATGGCACTTTGACCTTAAGAGTCGTGAATAGACTCACAGCTCCAACTGATGATATACATACTGAAGTTGGAATTATGGTTTCGGTTAGAGCGTGTGAAGATTTCAGAGTTTATGTTCCTGATAATACTCTTTCATATCTGAATTTTATTCGACCTCAATCTGGTATAGAGCCCATTGACTCCAGAATAGTGCATTCATTAGATAATTCTGTTACTTTTGATGTCAAGGGCGATATGTCAGATTTATCCCACGTGTATATAGGAGAAGATATATATTCTATTAGGACTTTGTTGAAAAGATATGTGCTATATCTACCTGTGAGATTTGGTACTTTTGATTTGACCAGTACTGGTACTTCTTGGCTGGTCAAATTTTCTCATCCTATATATCCTCTTTTACCTGGGTATGCACGTGATACAATACACACTGATAGCCTTGCACAAGGTATCAATTATGTG